GGGTTGGTTCCCCACATGTGCCCTGTTTCACGTCGTCCGTTACGAGCAACCTGCTTGTCGGCTGCTTCACGATTGAACATGCCACGCTCACCGGACTTGCTGTCGTATAAAGCAAGCCACTCACGCATGAACGTACCCATCTCAGGCTTAGTCTTATAAGAAACTGAATTGTTTGCCAGCGCACGTTGTGGCTCAGACTCCCACCACATACCAGACTTAGCATGTGCCATTTGGTCATCGTTCAAGTTAGATAGGCTGATCAAAGCAGAACGGCGCACACCGCCTACAACTACGATCTCTCCGATCTTACACATGAGGTCGTGACACTCAATTGGGAACAAACGTCTGCCTTTTGCTTTCCTGAAGATTTCAACAGTAAAGTTAAACAAGTCTGCAAGAGGCTGCGGACCACTCGCTCTGCCGCCCATAACCTTCAGACGAGCACCAGCTTCACGGACTCCAGACATATCCCACTGAGGAATTTGACCAGCATACAATAAAGCAATCAACTCACGCAGTGCTTTTGCCCATCCGGGTTTGCTATCACCCACTTTTATAACTGTGCTAGAATCGCCCATGTTATCAGATACAACAGGAAGCCTGTCAACATTTTCTCTCTCCACACTAAAACCGACCCCTGTACCACACATCAAGATGTACATGCACTCATCGAACGCACGAGGACTGTCTACAGGAATGTAGCTACAATTATAGCCACATACTGCATCACGCTCTAAGGCATCACCAGCAGTCATCATAGCCCTCATCGAAGGCATGACCCGCAAGTTTAGGATAGCCTCTTCTAGTTCATTCTTTAGTGAACTATCCAGCTTATAGCCGTGCTTGTCGTGCACATAAGAATCCATAAAAGAAATGTATCGGGATACAGTCTCATCCCAGTTCTCCCTGCGCTGCTCGTCTTCGATCCAACGTGCGTAGCGTGATTTGTGAATAAACTGTTGGTATGGTGTAGGCAGCATATTGCTCATGTATCTATTCCTTCTCTAGTCGGTTTTTAATTGTTAGTAGTCGGTTTGTGTACCATTTGGCTTTGGAGATGTCTTCGTCTCCGTTTTTGTATCTTTCTCGCCATGTGTACTTGAGGACGTTACCTTTGTAGTATCCTCGTAATTCTTCGGGAGACAACGCCGCCTCGATTGCGTCAATGCACTCGATACCTGCTTGATTATAGTGTGGCGGATTGTTGACAATATCTACTCCTCCATAAGCCATCTTACCGGCCTGTTCGTTTTCATCTTCTTGGCTAGGCCACACTTTCATTTGATTCTTCATATATTTTTCGTGTCTCACCTGTTATCTCCGCTGCCTTGTAGTTTGTCGCGAATCATACGATCCTCTAGCTTGTCTAGGTTCATCTGTGCGACTTCTTCTAAGCTGTAGCCTAAGTCTCGTGCTAAGATTGCAACGTACCATAGCACATCACCTAGTTCTTTTGCAATGTCGCTTTTATAAAACAAGTCAGACTTCCCATCACGAATGATCTTCTTTACCTTGTCAGCAACCTCACCGGCTTCACCAGTTAAACCCAACGCAGGATATACGATAGCATACTCATTTGGATATATAGCAGTAGATTCTGCTCTCATCTGATATTCATCTAGCTTCATTGTTCTGTCCCAAAGTTTACTCTAACTACGTTGCCTTCTACAGTCTTTGTAATGCGAGGGTCTTCTACTTCGGCTTCTTCAATCATCTCTTCAGCAACGAGTCTAAATTGTATAGCCGCAACACCCCTATCAAACAAGTCGTCAGTGTGTTCCCTAACCATATCTAACACACCTTCTTGCACAATCATTGCTGAATTAAAATCATCATCGTCGTCGTAGGTTTTATTAGTAGTGTCGTAGGCGGACAATGTAAACTCATCTTTACCTGTTGACCTTAATATGACGTAGTACCGATCAGGTAAAAGCGACATCATCTCTACATTCTTTTGCAGTTCTTCATCATCAATAGTCATTACTTGTACCAATCTGTAGGAATGGAGCCTTCTGCCCACAAAAATTTATGCCGTTCACACCAAGAAGAATACGTCGTCTTGCTGCCCTTGTAAATCTTATTCGATGCTCTCAAGAAAACAAAACGTATGTCTAACTTAGGATGTTGCTTTTTAACTAACAGCATCTTAACTCTGTCGTCTTTAGTCAGGTGTCCTTTTGCTTCTACATATATCTTAGATTTTTCTAGGTAGAAATCTGGAGTATAGTGTCGAGGCTCTGGTATGTACTTAAACCGTTCTTCCTCATACTTAAACGGTACAGAGTTTTCTGTTAATGTTCGAGCGATGTTCAACTCAAACTGTGACCTATATCCTGCTTTTTTCAAAATTCTAGTCCAATCGATTGAAATCTTTTTATCAGATACCCTGCCAGTTTGGGGGATAGTCTTTCTATATTTGTAAGTTCTGTTGTTAAAGGGTGCATCGGCACACATACATACGCTCCCGCATAAGATACTCTGCTTATCTTTTGTAACTCTTCTTCTACAAGTTTTATGTCACGAACTTCTGTGTCAGCCTGTAACTGACCTTCTTTACTATAGTTGTCAACAAGAGTCAGGGGCAAGCCATTCTCATGGATACGCATCTGACAGATACGCCTTTCGCCCCCACTCTTTTTAATAGACTCTATGTAGACGTGATGCAAACTTTTATTCATCTGCATCAATTCTACTTCATAGTTTTTTACAAACAAGTATGGCATCAGAGTTCTTTCTTCTTCAACGTAGAGTACCAAACCTGTGGCGGTGACTTTGCTCGTGATGTCACTCTATTGTGCAAGATAGCATTAGGCCAACAATGGTGGCGATACCCGCACAGGTTGCACTCACGAGGCAGCAACTTATTGCCTGTAGATATTACCTCACCTTTGTTCTTGTAGGTTTCGGCAACTGGCTTGTAGGGCTTGAAAGGCTTCACGTCGGTTTTGTTAAGGAACTTGATACGATCTGCCGCGTCCTTCAAGTAATGCTCTTTGTCTTCTTGCGACCACTCTGGCACCTCAACGACAGCAACCATACCACTAGACTTATTAACAACTATCCATCCCCCAAAAGGTAAACCGACTGCCTCACTGTACAAGAACCCTTGCATCAGGTAACCAAACGGATCATCTTCTTTCAGTTTGTCGTAACCACCCAGTCCGGTAAACTTATAGTTGAACGCCCAGTCACTTGCAGATTTGATATCCCATACTTTATCTTGACCTAGTACGTCACGCAAGATCACGTCTAGGGTTCCCTTGATCTTCTCTCCGGCAATCTCTAGCTCTACTTGCTTCTGGTAATCTACGATCTCTACACCAGCCTCTTGCATAATTGCCATCAAGATAGATTCAGTTAAATCACCAAACATGAATCTAAACAATGTGTTATAGGACATGTCTTCTTTGATGCCGTGTTTATCTAAGACTTGTTGACAAAGAGGGCGACCCAAGCCAGACATACGAATACGATACTTACCCCTGTCAGAAGTAAGCTGCTTTACGATGGATTCCTGACAATCCCTTTTAAAAGTTTCGAGAGTCTCAGGGGAGACAGTTGTTTCCCCCCTGAGAGCCTTAGACATGTAGTCCTGTATTTTAAGCAGCGTTAGCATTATCAAAGTCCGCTGCCAAATCGATGTCGTCATCGTCAGCGAGAAGCTTTGCTGCCTCACGATGCTGGTTCATAACATTCTCGTTATGTCCCTTTACGGTATCAACAAACTTAGACATCAAACCTTTGTCTTCGTCAGAGATGGTATCGACTACGCCCTTCAAGGTTGGCATCGGTGTCCAGTAAGTCACACTACCGTTCTTGTGTCGGTTTGTGGCTAAGTTGATTTCACACTTCTGCATGATCTTGTTCTGCTTAGTCAGGTTGTTGATGAAGTCGTTCATCGGAATGAAACCAGATCGCTTGAAGTAAGCTACTACTGGCTCGTCCTTGATCTCTACCACGTTGCCGTCAGCGTCCTTGAACGTGCCGGAAATCTTAGAGTAAAGAATCTGATTGCAGCTAACCGAACGAGATGTAAGGTAAGCAACATCATCTTTAGCTAGGCGGCTTTCCTCATCACGAGTCAAACGACCACACTTGTTTGTGCCAATTGTGTCGGGGAACATCCCTGACAAGGTTGTCTTCTGAACCGACTTGCAAGAAAACGTACCGCTTTCCTGATCCCACATGCTGTACTCAAAGGTACGAAGGATTGGGCGAAGAACAACTTCTTCAGCGTAGATAAATCGACCATCTACATACATCTTCCATGAGCCACGAGTTAGAGACTTACCGTCTTCTGTCTCTGCATCATAGTTGATGTTAATTCGTGGTAATCCTTTTTGACCAGTCTGTTTAACTGACTGACCACTTGCTTCCATCAACGCTGCACTATCGTCTGCATTGAAGGCTGCTACAATTGCGTCCATATCTTCCATTACTGTTACGTCTGTCCCTGTATCCATGATTTTTCATGCTCCTGTTATTAGGGTTGTAGATTGATACTACAGATCTACCTCTGTTAAGTCAAGCCAATTATCACCGATTTTTAATTCTATTCCTACCGGCATATCGTATTCAACGCCATAGCGGTTAACTGTCTCTGTGGGTAAAGATAGCATGGCATACTCTAAAAGCTTGATACAAGCGTCTTTTTCATCTGGGTGTACATCTAATACTATAGAGTCGTGAACAGTATTACAAATTACAGAATTAAGATTTCTCGTACGCATCATTCTTTCTAGCCGAACCAGAGCAGCAGGTAGCAGGTCAGCGGTAGCAAAACCTTGTACCGGATAGTTACATATTGCTGTACGATTTGTAGCCGTACCCCACTTAGTCCACCGCGCATCGGGGAAAGCATACTGCCTACCGCTTGGAAGGGTGATTAATCGCTTCTGGACGGCCTCTCGCTGGAGTTGATCGTGCCAAGCAGTAACACCTTCATACTTCTCCTTAAAGGCTCTGTAGTAGCGTTGTTGGGAGTCGGTTCCGGTGACACCGCCGTATAGCGGTTTGAAGGTATGTGCCTTTGCTTCTTGTCGGCTGCACCCGATAATACTGGCAGTATAGCTATGAACATCTGTACCCTTCTCCACGTCTATGTATGCTTGTCCATCCTTTGCAAGAAACCCGGCTACCCGAAACTCTAGCTGCGAGTAATCTCCCTCAAGTATCTTGCCGCCCTCGAAGCGGCTCTCGACAACCTTCCGTATAGCGAAGGTATTTCCACGCGGCATATTCTGAAAGTTAGGATTGCGGCTCGAAAGGCGACCCGTCGCCGTAACACACTGCATGAATTCTGGATGTATAAAACCATTTTCGTCAACATTGTTTTTCATTCCCTCTACAAAGGTTGACAGGTAAGTACGCAACGCACTGTAACGTACATAGCTGGTGACAAACTCGTGAGCATCACCAGACAAATCAGTCAGTCGGTTTTCTAGGGTAACCTTGTCGGTTTTGAATCCGG